TTTCCTAATTTAGCAATTCGCACCAATGCAGTAGGGTCATTAGAGAACCCAAAGTCAAGTCCACTAAAGATAACATCAGCATCTTTTGGAAAGAACTCACAAGGTTGCCAATCATGATAAATAAGTGACTCATAACTTGGTTTAGGGTTTTGCTGATAAAGCGACTCAAAGGTAAATGGTTGGTCTTTCTTAATCTTTAAGAGTTTCTCTAAGGAGTGCTTCTCAGGCCATAATGCCTCACCAACCTTACGTTTATCGTAACTATTCTCCGCAGCTTCACGAATTGCAGGAAAATCAATAATTGTCCAATCATCATCTCGTTCAAGTAACCTCCCTGCTAAATCATCATCATACCACCTCGTTTGAATAAGCACTTGTTTAGAATCATTATGAAGTCGTGTCTCAAATACATCGGTGTACCAATTCCACAATTGTTCTTTAATGATATTACTTTGTGCCTCTTGTCTGTCTTTTAAGGGGTCATCTATGATTCCAATGTCAACCGCAGTACCAGTCAATGAGCCTCCACGACCAACTGCTTTTAAGTAACCACCATGACCAACAGTTTGGAAAAACTCAGCAGTACGAATAGCTTCACCTTTACGTTCACTAACACGAGAATCAGGGAATAAAGCCTTAAACTCATCACTAACTATTCTACGTTGTATCTCACCACTAAATTGTTCAGCTAAGGTGGCATTATAACTCGCTAAAGCTAACTTTAACTTAGGATTCTTGCCTAAGAGGTATGCAGGAAAACTTCTTGTCGATAATTCAGACTTCCCGTGTTGCGGAGGCACAAATATCATCAACTTCTTGATTTTACCCTCATAAACTTTATCTAAGTGTTCCGCAATCACCTTGTGAAACCACTTCATGTCATAATCGGGTTTGATGTACTTGACAAAGTCTTTAAATGACCTCCTCGAAAGTTCCCTCATCAATATCTCGTTCTCTAATTCTTGAAAGTCTTTGTCTGATTTCTTCATCACTTAATAATCTTGGGTCTAAGGTTTCTTCTCTAATTGTTACTTCGGTAGTTACTGCCTGATTGGCTTTGCCATGTTGAAACTCCAACAAGAATTGGGTATTCTTCATCTCACCATTTTTAATGTCACCTAAGATGGCATTGGCTATTACGGCAATAAAACCAGGAGTCTGAATATCCATCGCAATCCTTTTAATCTCAGCAACACTCATTGAGTTAATTGAAGCTGCAACTGTGACAACATCACTCTTAGTTAACTTAACATTAAACGCATCACCTACCTCATCAATCACCTTTTTAATCATTCCCTTGGGTCTCCCATTGGGATTACCACTTACACCCTTCTCAAACTTCTTTAAGTTCTTTAAGGTGTTAGGGTGTACTTTACGTTTTTCCATAATTGTAGTTGTTTAATGGTTTGGAAAAAATTCTAAATTTTTTTAATGTGGTTTTTAAAATCAAATCGTTTTTCAAATTGGGCCATCTTATTTTTCAGCTATGGTGACACTATGTATAATACTAAGTATAATATAATAATATATCTATATGTTTTCTTATTTAGAATTAATCTAAACAACCTTAACTTATTGAACCTCAACCTTTTACCCAAAGTGTTCCGCCCGAAACACCCTTATTTAGATTAGGTCTAAATAGATGTTTACTCCGCAAACTTAGTCAAACTTTGTAAATAACCATATCTTTTGTTGTTTTTGATTGTTGGTTTTCGATAGATGTACACAAGAATTAGTCAAAAAAGTTTGCGATTTTATTTATTCCTTCCCCACACCCAAAACACCCCCACCCCTTTTGCTCCACGACTTTTTGGATACAAAACGTATCCATGAATACAAAACGTAGCCAAAATAGCATCCAAGTGGGTACAATTTGAATAAGAAACGTAGTCAAATGGCAAAACATTATGTTAAATAGATGGTAGGCTGGGGGTAGCCAAAAGGGTATTTTATCTGTTTCCTTGTTTTAAACAGGGTTTTATACCTTAATTGAATAGCTTAATTAGATTGATTCTAAATAGCTTCATTATTGATATCCAATAAGAACAAAGAAAGAAAGACACAAAGGTAGCACTAATGCAATACTTTGATTTTAAGCGAGGATAATAGGTTCAAATAGGGAAACATACTACCTACCATATGAACGTGTCTTATATCGAAGATATGGTGGCAAAAAAGCGGAACCTACGTTCTTTCTTTTTCTTTTCTTTTAAGTATATGGTATTAATCACCTTTCTTTTAATGTGGTATTACCTTGCATTGTCAAATAAGATTATTGCACACAAGTTTTACTCATTATTGTGTGGAAAATGAATAGTTCTAATAGAAAGAAAGAAAGTAGGCAAAGAAAGAAAGATTAACTCCTTATGATATATTTTTAAACTTATAGTCTACTTATTGAAAATAATATACTAATGTAATTAGGGTATACTATAAGGTAGAAATAGAGTATACTAATAGCTTCGCTTTATTCAAGAAAAAAATAACGTTTGAAAATGAATAAAAAAAACATTTTCTAATTTATTTTTTAAAAAACTTATAAAACCTTATTAATCAGGTATTTAAACGCTAAAAAATAAATTATTTATTAATCTAATGAAATTTAGAATGAATCTAAATAAGCCCTATAAAATGGGTTTAAACGTTATTAAGCCCTATTTTACATGTATTTTACCTTTGTTTCCTTATTTAGAATGAATATAAATTACGTTTAATGTATTGCATTATTGTTTACGTTTATTATGTTTGTTTATTCATTCACTTAAACAAAACAAAAAAAATGGAAAATTTAACTTGTAACCCCTCAAATCAAATTGGCGAAAATGGTAAAATAGTTATTACTGTATATCCTGACGGAATTCAAGACCAAAATGAATATCAATTAACTAGCAAAACATTTTATGAAGCTATACAATTAATTCAAAATTCATTTTTTGGAATTCATGATAAAATAATTATTTCAGTTATCTAATTTTTAACCCTTAAAAATCCACATTATGAAAAACACAAAACAAACCGAAATTTTGCAAGCCCTTGCAATAGGCTTATTTATCTACCTTTTATTTTTTCACATAGCACCATTTTTAAAAAATCTTTAATTTTTAACCCTTTAAATAATTCACACAATGGAAAATCAGTATGACAGTGCAGGCAAATTTTTAGATTATTACAACCAATTTCAAAAAAGAGACTTTATAGAAAAGTCAAAAATTAGAACAGAATTACAAGAATTTTATAATTGCGAACTTTTAGTAAAATATACAGAAAATAAAAATGGATTTTATTTTGAGCATTTTTTATTAAAACTAAATTATAAAGGAAAAACCTTTAACGTAATTTTTCACCCTAAAAACGGTTTTGGGTTTTGGCTTGAATATAATTTGCCTTTTATCAATTATGATGACAGAAGCCAATATTTAAAAAATAACCCTGAGCCAAACAATGTTTTTAAATTGACAAAAAACAAAATTGTTAATTTACTCGAATATCAAATTAATAAATTTGAGTATTTACAAAAATTAAGCGAAACAAAATGCGAAACTATAAAGCAAAAAGAGGACGAAATTAATAGGCTATTTCCTGACAAAAATTATAGTTTTTCAAAAAACAGGTTTAAAGAAATTCAAGTAGAAAAAAACGGTTTAACCTATATTGCAAATTTGCATGACTCAGGCTATATAAGCGAAAAAATATCAATTAGACATTCAAGTGATACATTAAACCAATTTTATAATTTAACCAAATAAATTCTTAATCTTAACTAATTTTTTAACCTACAAAACACAAAACAAAATGAAAGCATTAAACTTAATTGCATCAAAAGACTCTTTGCGTCCTCAGTTAAATTACATTCAATTACAGGACGGATTTTTTAACGTTACTGATTGTAACGTATTACTCAAAATTCCTCAATTGGAAATAATGAATAGCGAAATTTTAGACGAATTACCAAAAGAAGCCTATTTTTTGGCTAATGATTGGAAAAATAGCAAAATTGATAAAGCCCTTTATTTTAAATTAAACGGGAATTTAATTGAATGCAAGGACAAAAAATTTAATACTATTGGATTTTTGCCATTTTTAGACGGAAACGAATTTTATACAAAAGTGGGTAAATTTCCTGATTTTAATAACGTAATACCAAAAGACGAATACAAAGAGGAATTAGGCACGCTATCAATTAATCCTGAACTTTTGTACAATCTTTATTGTGCCAATGGGAAGGACGTTTTACAATTTTCTTTTTTTGGTAAAAATAAAGCCATTAAAATAAAATTTAAAGAAAGCGAAGGAATTGGCTTAATTATGCCCGTAATGTTTGAAAAATAATTTTAACCTAAAATTTTATAAAAATGGAAAATTTACAAAAATACTTTATTCAATCTTCGCATGATATTTTCGAGGATAGTTACGAAAATGGCGAAGGAAAAAATATTAATTTTTATAAAAATGAAGCCCTAATTTTAGCAGTTTCGCCAATTCAGGCACTAGA